TTACCTGAATACAGGAACTTAAAAGACCAAATCCCACCGTCACATCTTTTAATAGATGCAGTAATAGATTATGCTAAAGAGCAAGACAAGCCTTTGATTCTTGGCATTTTTAACCTAGAAGGTGTAGAAAGAGCTAAGAAACTTTTTGATAAGAAAGGTTTTCACCAGATAGGCGGTATGTATTATAGGAAATAAATAGAAGATGTGTCTCAGTAAAACAAAAACAGCACCACCAGCAGAGGTTATAACAACCCCACAAACAGGTTATAGTTTTGTTTCTCCTTACATGGAGGACTATTCTCGTAGATTATTATCATCTTATTTTGGCGCACCTGGTGAATACGAAGGTCTTATATCTAGACCCAGAGATATTCCCATCGAGCAAACTGCTGGGCTTACTCCTTTACAAATTCAAGCTCGACAACAAGCAGGTCGAATGGGTGAATATCAACCTTATCTAACTGAAGCTGGTCGACTCTTCGGTAGACAAGAGAGAGCTTTGGATGAAGCTTATGGATATTTGCCGGGTGCCCGTGAAGCAGTTACTGGCGGCCTTGGCGCATTACAAAGAGCAGAGCAAACAGCCATGGGTACTACAGGAATGTACGATCCATCTATGGCACAGAACTTTTTTAATCCATACGAAGATCAGGTTGTTCAGCAAACATTAGAGGATATAGGCAGACAGTCTGCACAACAGGACATAGGTCTTAGGGATAGAGCTATATCAGCTGGAGCATTTGGTGGATCTAGAGGAAGAATTACCCAAGAAGAATTAGCACGTCAAACAGGACGTGGTGCAGCTGAGGCTGTCTCTGGAATTAGAAGCGCTGGGTTTGGCCAAGCTCAACAACAAGCGCAACAAGCATTTGAACAACAACGTGGTGCTCAACAAGGACTTGCAACCATGCAAGCAGGAGTGGGTGGACAGCAAGCACAACTAGGCCAGGCTCTTGGTGGGCTTGGACAATTAGCTGCTGGCATGGGCGGACAGTTTGGACAGATTGGTGGTGGGCTTGCAGGACTAGGTCAGCAATCTCAACAGCAATTAGGCAATCAAGTTAACTTACTTAACCAACTTGGTCAGCAAGGCCAAGCTACTCAACAAGCAGCACTATCAAGACAGTTTGCTGGAGCGCAACAGCTTGCTCAAGAACCATTACAAAGATTACTTACAGGTCAACAGCTTCTCGCTGGATCTCCGATGGGAGGTATCTCTGGAGGTACTGGCACAAGCGCATATCAACGTGGTGTCTATCAGCAACCATCAGCATTAGGGCAAGCAGTTGGTGCTTTTGGAACCATTGCAAGTGGTATTGGAGCAATAAAATCTGATGCTGATCTAAAAGAAAACATTAAAAAAATTGGTGAGTTAGAGCCAGGTGTTGGCTGGTACACATGGGATTGGAACGACAAAGGTAAAGCACTAGGTGCTGAAAGCGAACCAGCTGAAGGCGTATTAGCTCAAGAAGTTCTAGAAGTTAAACCAGATGCAGTCATTGTTCAAGATGGCTACTACGCTGTAGATTACAGCAAGGTGATGTAATGCCGGGAATAATGTCAGGCCTTGAGCCAGTAAGATTAAAAGACGGTGGCTTCCCGGATCTAACAGGTGATGGCAAAGTAACACAGGCTGATATACTTAAAGGCCGCGGTGTAGAAGGTTTCGCAGAAGGTGGTGATGCTGACAAGAGTTTTTTTAATCCGCAAAAAACTGCTACAGGCTCTGGCGCAAACATAAGAGATTTTACTGATTTTATATTTGATCCTACTGATCCTGTTGATTACGCTCTTCTTCCATTATTAGCTTTTCCGCCTGCTGCTATAGCAGGAAGACTTATAAAAATGGGTCTTAAAGGAAACAAACTTGCAAAAAGCATGGATAAGGTTAATAAAATAAAAGATGCTCAAAGAGGAATGGGAAAAAAATCAAAAGATTTATTTACAACAGATCCTGTTAAAAATTTAGCTGCTGCAAATGGATTGCTTCTTGGGCCAACAAGAGCAACTGCTACTGGCATTGCTGGTCAAATGACTGCAAGAAATGAATTAGCTGATTTATTAACCACAAATGAAAGAAGCATTAAAAGAATTGGTCCAGCAGAACTTTATAGTTATGAAGCTAGAGAAGAAATAAAAGAAGATCCTTCGATAGTTAAGAAAGGCGGTTTGAAAGATTTGGTTGAAATATCTGAAGTTGCATCTGAACTTTATAATTATGCAAAAGATCCTGAAGAAAGAGAATATCTTGTTCAAGCTTTAAAAGACTCTGTTCCAGACAGTGTTAAAAATTTTGTTGGGACAGTAGATTCTGAAATAGTAAATAGAAAAGATGGCGGAATCATGAAGTTAAAAACTGGAGGAGTTTTAAATCTTAGCAGATCATTTTTAAATAAAGTAAAGAAAAATAAAGCGCTTCAAAACAAAGATGGTTCTCCTAAAAAATCTACTAAAGAATACAAAGAGGAAATAAAAAAACAACAAGAGGCTAAGAAAGCAGAAACAGCTAAAAAAAGAGCTGAGACTAGAAGAGCAAAACAAGAAGCTCAAGCTAGAGAAGAAGCTGAAAGACAAGCTAGGTTATCCAGAGCTGAAGCCGCAAGAGCTAGAACAGGTGAAACTCCTCAACAAAGATTAAACTCACAATCTGCTCAAGCTGATGTTGGTCCAGCTAGGCCAATAGCAGGAGCTGATGGCCCAATACCATCACAAGGTCCTGCGATAGCATCAAAAGTAGATGAATCTTTGGATGCATCTAAAAAAACTTCAGGAGCAAATAAAGTAGACGATGGCATACCGCCACCTCCTCCACAACAGCCACCAGCCAAATCTAATATTGGCAGAAATTTATTGTATGGCGCTGGAGCTTTAGGTATAGGAGCTAGTGTAATTCCAGCGTTGCTTAAAGATTCAGATGGAAGCGATGAAAAAAATCCTGCAAATGTTAATCCAAATCTAATACCTCAGGATCCTAGTCTTACAGATAGAAAAACAACATTAACATTTACTGGTCCGGGTTTTAATACAAAGAAAGAAACATCTGATGAGCCACAACTAGATCAATCTTTAATGTATTACATGAAACAAAATTTAAACGAAAAAGGTTTTGATTTAGATGCTGATACACAAACATTTACTGGCGATAAAAAACCTACATTCTTTGACTATGTTAAATCTTTGCCAGGTGGATATGCAGATAAAGTAGCAGACGATGAAGACTATGCTAAAAAAATGATGGCAGGATTTTTAAACATGATGAAACCAGTAGAGGGGTATGTACCTATCAATCCAGCAGTTGCATTCGGTGAGGGGTATCTTGGTGAAGAAACAAGACAAGCTGACATGTTGCCTGCTGATGCTAAACTGATGGAATATCTTAAAAAGAATCCGGGCGCACTAGCTAAACTTCAATTATTAGAAGCGTCAAGAGCTGGTACTACTGTTGGCGAAACAAAAGCTGAAGATGTTTTTGGAATTTATGGATTGCTTGTAGAGGGATTAAGACAAAGAAGAGGAATAAAAGAAGACGCTATAGCAAACTATGAAGTTATTTACATTGATCCAGTAACAGGAGAATCTACACCAGTTGATATAGCAACATTTACAGTAATGGTTGATAATCCAATAGACGCTCTTGCGAATCCAAATTTTGATTTAAAACTTAGGTAACAACATGCCATACTTTACATTTGAGGATGGCTCCCAAACTTACATTCCAGACGAAAATCCAGAAACTATTGCAAAAGTAAAGGAAGCTTACAAACAAAGCAAGAAAGGAAGTGTTAGCGTATTAGGAGACATTGGCAGACAAAGTATAAGAGGCCTTCAAAAAATAGGAGAAGGTGCCGCAACAACTATTACATCTGGAATAGATTACTTTACTGATAGCAACCTAACACAAGATGTTCAAAGATATTATGATGAAATTGATATTGGTGAAGCAGAAACCACAGCTGGAGAAGTTACAAGATACTTAGTTCAGTTTGGATTGCCGGGCTTTGGCGCGGCTGGTGTTCTAGCTAGAACAGGTAAGATTGGCAAATTTGGACAAGCTCTTGGCGCAGGTGTTGTAGATGGCGCAGTAGCAACAGATGATGTTGTAACTTTAAAAGATACATTTTTAGATACAGAATCAGAGTCAGACGAGGCCAGGTTAGCAAGACTAAATGGTGCGGAAGCCGCATCAGAAAGACTAAAAGAAAAATTTGAAGTAGCCATCGAGGGTGGAGCATTTGTTTTAGGCTTGCCATTAGCAGTAAAAGCAGTAGGAAAAACAGTTGGAGCTGGAGTAGATTTGATGTCTCCTGTTGGATCTTTTATTGCGAAACTTGCATCTTCAAAAACTAAACCAGGCGAAATACAAAGATCAGCATTTGAAGCAAATGAAAAACAATCTACAGGAATATTAAAAGATCTATTTAAAAAAGAAAACTTTAGATTTTATGGCGATAGCCCGGATGAATTAGTTGGACAAGCTAAGTATGCAAAGACCAACATGATTAGAGCAATGCAAGAAAACGTAGATTCTTCTTTCAATTCTATAGAAAACATTATTCAAAAAACTGTTGACACTGGAACAGTAGATCAAACAACAGCTTTATCCTTATCTAGAAACATAGAAGATTATTTATTTCCTAGAGTAAAAATAGATTACCAACAACCCAACATTCCTAAAGGTCAAAAGATACAAGAAGCAAAAAGACTGCAAGAAGAAGCGTTAAACAATATTAAAAACTTAGAAAAAAAATATATTAATTACGATTCAGTTGGCCTTGATTATAGTAATGGAATATCAGGAACGTTAACTAAAAACAAAGAGTTGTTTGAGACTTATTCTAATAACATATTAGATATAAGCGATGAAGGATCTAGCGGATTTATGAATTTATTTTTACCAGATGATTTAAGAAACACCATTGCTGAAAATGTAGGAACTTATGGCACTAGGGTATACAAAGCTTATATAGATAAAAGTTTTAAAGTAGATCCTAGTTTTCAAAAAGCAGCAATAGAAGAGCTTCAATCAACAGCTGGATTAAGCGAGAATGAAGCTAGGTTAGCATTCAATCAACTATTAAATCCTGGCCCAAAGAACAAAGTAGGAACTCCTTTTGAGGTTAATGAAATTTTAGTAGATGGTTTAAAGATAGATAAAGGAATATTAAAAGGCAAAACATTAGACAGTCTTCCAAATGTTAGAAGAGCTTTGGGAGAAACAGCAGGTTACTTACAAGGAGACTGGCGAACTGCATTAAAAAATACTCAACTAACAGCTGTAACCACAGCCAAAAGGCAGGCCTCTTTGGTTGGAAAATTTAAAATGTTTAATCAAATAAAAGAACTAGATAGTCTTGCTCCTAAAACAGGAGGTGCTAAATTTTTAAAAACAGAACAAGAAGCTTTAAGAGATGGTGTTCAGTTAGACAAAAATACTATTCAAAGTTTTGATAACGAAGGAAATCAAATTGTTCTTAAAAGATTCAAAGCAGAAGATGCTGGATCTTTAGATGGCATGTACGCAACAGAAAAAACATACAATGCTTTGCTTGGCGCAGCATCAGATCTATCAGCAGAAAGCAACGCAATAAACAAAGCATACGCTAGTATGTTAGCTGTTAAAGCTGGATCTCAATATGGTAAAACTGTTTTATCTCCGGGTGCACAAGTAAGAAACTTTACCAGTATTCCATTCTTTTCATTGCTAAACGGTAACCTTGGTAGCACAGGAAGATTTGCTGATGCTGTAGCTAATTCATTTGCTGGCCTCATAGACCCTAAGACTAGAGTATTAAGACAAGAATCTATTCAGGAGTTAACTGAAGAGGGCATGATGCAGGGCGGAGGTGCTCAACTTGGTGAGACTTTAGAGCTTGCTAAGTTGGCTACAGATAATTTAGATTGGGCAAGAGGTGTAGCAAAAATAGCTGATACTGCTCCTGTTAAATTTTTAGAAAAGACTTACAGAATGACAGACGATACTGGTCGTGTGTTTAATTATCTTAATGAAAAAGAAAGATTTAAAATAGCGCTATCAAAAAATTTAGATGCTAGCGTTCCAATTGAATCAGGAAAAAATATAACAAGATTTGCAGATATTATTGAAGCATCCAGCAGAACTGGAGCTGTAGTTAAACCAAAAGATATTCTAGAAAAATATGGCGAAGAGGGTTTAGAGAAATTTATTAGAAGTGAGTCATCTGAAATTACAGCAAACACTGTACAGAACTATCAAAGAGTTGTGCCAATTGTTTCAGAGTATATAAGAAAACTACCAATTGGTAACTTTGTAGCATTTCCAGCAGAAATAATAAGAAATACTAGCAACGCTTATTCAAGAGGAATTAAAGAACTGTTAAGTGACAACAAAGAAATACAAAAAATAGGAATGAGAAGAGTGGTTGGTGCTACATCAACAACTGCTGCAATACCAACCGCTTTAAGCGCAATTGGTGGAACTTTAACAGGAGTAGAAGACGATAAAGTTAAAGCCTACAAAAGATCTTTTGCTGCCCCTTGGGATAGGACAGCTACATTAATTCCTATTGCATCTGATAAAGATGGTAACCCAACTCAGTTCTTTAATTTTAGTTACATGAACCCATATGATTATTTAAGAAGACCCGGCATAAGAATACTTCAAGAAATAGAAAATGGTAACAGGGACGAGGAAAGTATTTTAAAAATAGCAGGAGATTCTTTTGGTGGATCTTTGCTAGAAATGTTTCAAAGTTTTGCAGAGCCAGCTTTTTCTGCTCAAGCAGTATTAGAAGCTGTTAATGGTGAGACGTCTACTGGTAGAAAAGTATTTGGACCATCAGATTCTTTTGGCGATAAAAATGCAAAAAGATTTTTTCATGTAGTTGATACATTGCTACCAACTATTACTCCATTTAACTTGCAATTTGATAGAACATCTAAAGCTCCTTATGGTCTTGGAGTAGAAACGATTAAAGCCAAAGGATTTCCTAGAGCTGTAATTGGAAGCACTGGATTGAAAGGAGATGATAAAAAAATATTAAATAAAAGCGGTAAAGAAATAGACGTTGCAGAAACTATGGTTCAAGCATTTAGTGGTCTCAAGGTTGTTAAACCTCAGATCGATTTAACTCTAAGGTACAGAGGCTTTGAAGCTAATGATGCGATAAGAGATTCAACCAATGAATTTAATAGAATACTAAGGTCACCTGATGCTCAATCATCTGAGCAACTTTTGCAGGGTTTCATTAATCAAAACGAATCTAGGTTTAATGTACTTAGAGATTTATATACAACCATTGATGATGCAAGAGCCTTAGGATTATCTGACAGAGAAATTGAAAAACAATTAAAAGAAGCCAAGGTTGCTAATTATAAAGAAGTTATGAGAGGCAAGTTTAGACCAATAGAGCCAAGCTTTGACATGATTCAAGCATCTAGAGCTGGTGCATTTGGAAGGCCTCAACCAATAGATCCTAGCACCATTAGAGCAGCACAGACTGAATTGCAACAAGATCTAACTGGAAGATACATAACACCAGATGCAAGACAAAGAGCTATAGAAGTTTTAAGAGAAGAAGAAAGAAAGAAACTAGTAGGAACACCATAACTTGTACAACAAATACCGAGCGAAGAAAGTCAAACTTGATGGCATAACTTTTGACAGTAAGTTAGAAGCGGCCAGGTACACTCACCTCAAAGAGCTAGAAGCTGATGGCATCATCTCTAACATAGAGGTGCATCCACCTTTTCCATGTGTGGTCAATGATAAAAAGGTTTGTCTTTATAAAGCTGACTTTAGATACGTCAACAGCGAGGGTGAGATAGTGGTCGAGGATACGAAAGGAATCGAGACGCCTATGTTTAGATTGAAGAAGAAATTAGTAGAGGCACTGTACCCAGACACAGAAATAATCGTAGTAAAAAAACCCAAAGCTTAGAGGGGTGGTCTGCTTTCAACCCAAGGTCTAATTTCTGTAATAGATGATCCATTAAATAACTTCTTAACTTTATCGCAAGTCTCCAAGATATCTTCTGGAAACCCACTGTTTACAACTTCAATTAATTCTTTGCTAGAAAAAAAGTTTTCGCCCGGCGTGTTAAGGTTCTCGGCCACGTTAACAAATCTAATCTTGTCCTTCTCATACAAAACCATATCGTCATCCTTCTCCATGACATGGGCTGGTATCAACTCAGGTATAAAGTTATGTCTTGCACAACCCTTGGTTTGTCTGTCTTCACTAATTTTTCTATCGTGCTGGGTGCAATGCCAATGTGCATCTCCCTTATCAATATCAACCTTAGCGAACCTACAAGATCTACAATGTATCTTAGGTGGCAGCGCTCTACCTAGATAACAGGCTTGTTGGCCTGGTGTCATATAACTTTTAATACGGTAATCTGTTTCCGGTATGTAGTTATCTGGTGGAGACTCTGCTAATAAAATACTTCTTGCTTTTTCTATTAAAGAATCGAAAGCGATACTATCATACTCAATGATTTCTGTATATAAGTCTGAGTTATTTTTGTTATAAACAATTGCAATGCATCGATCAAACTTAAACAAGCCCATGTATAAATGTAACTGGGCAGCATACTCTTCTGACCAATCACAATAACTACCAAGTTTTAATAGGTTGTTGAAGCGATTGTCGTTGGCTGTCTTGAACTCTAACAAGAATGGATCTTTGGTATCAATCCCCGGAAAGTTTTGCCCTACGCCATCGATGTGGCCTTTGACGTGGCCTCCCAATGTCTGTGTCTCAAACTGTTTACCATTAGAGGCAACATCAAATATCTGAGCACCGGGAATCTTTCTAAGCTTCTTGATAAGATCATCCTCAACCACGTTGCCTAGATCAAGAAGTCTCAAGACTCTAGCAGGCATATCGTCAGGCATAAGCCAGCGCCAACGCAT